GTGTATGATGACGACACTGCAGTGAATGGTGCCACAGGGGTGGCCTATGTTGACAAGATCAATCGTGGTACGAGCGCTGGCAATCCATGGAAGAAGAGCAAGAAGTACTTCATGAAAGCTGCGTGTCCACGTGGCACTTTGTTGGATCCTGTGGACGTGGATGAGGAGATCATGGACCGTGTCCGCGTGTGCGAGGCCAAGTACAAGGCAGGTGAACGGTACATGCCAGTCTTTTGTGCCCACTTGAAAGATGAGGGGACGAAGTTTGCCAAAATCAAGGCCAAGAAGACGCGCGTTTTTACGGGCGCTCCTTTTTGTTGGACGATAGTTGTGCGCAAGTACCTGTTGTCCGTGGTGCGGGTCGTGCAGAATAATCGTTTCCTGTTTGAATCTGCCCCTGGGACTGTGGCTCAATCTCTGGAATGGCAGCAGATTCGCACGTACCTCACAAAGCACGGTGACGATCGGCTGATTGCTGGAGATTATGGGAGTTTCGACAAGAGCATGCCTCCGTGTGTTATCCTTGCCGCGTTCGACATCGTTTCATCGATTTGTCGAGCTGCTGGTTACTCGGACGATGCTTTGGCCGTTGTGTCTGGCATTGCGGCAGACACAGCTTTTCCATTGGTGGATTTCAATGGTGATCTCATAGAATTTTTTGGGTCGAATCCTTCGGGCCACCCACTAACTGTGATCATCAACGGTCTTGCCAACGCTCTGTACATGCGCTATTGCTATGCTATCCTCTCTCCAGCAGGGGAGTGTAGTAACTTTAAGCGCGATGTCTCCCTTATGACCTACGGGGATGACAATGCCATGGGTGTGTCCAAGGATGCATCATTTTTCAATCATACTGCCATTCAGGGTGTTCTTGCTCGAGTTGGGATAAAGTACACGATGGCCGACAAGGAGTCGGCGTCCGTGCCCTACATCAACATTGCTGACGTTTCTTTTCTTAAGCGCATTTGGCGCTTCGACAAGGAGGTCGGAGCGTATTTGTGCCCATTGGAGGAGACGTCTATTGAGAAGATGCTCACGGTGTGTGTGAAATCCAAAACTATCACTATGGAGGAGCAAGCGATAGCGGTCATTGAGACCGCTGTTAGGGAGTACTTCTTCTATGGTAGAGCGCGCTTTGAGCTGGAGAGCCAGAAGTTGCGCGAGGTGATGATGGAAAATCACCTTGAAATTTACGTCCAAGAGTCGACATTTCCGTCGTGGGACCAGTTGAGACTGGACTTTTGGGCAAACTCAAACCACATTAAGTTAGACGCCTTTTAGGTGTCCGACTTGGGGCCTCTCACATCAGGTCCCTTAAACCAAACGATGTGCGCATTTCATAGTTACTGCGGGTGCTTACTAATTGTTGTGATGCGATAGTACTCGAGCGTGGATGAAGTGTGTTTCTTACCTGGGCGTTCCCCAAAATCCCTTTTTAGGGATGAGATTGGTTAGATCTCAAAAGCATTGCGACAATTCAGTTGGGCTTAGGCAAGCCCCTCAGACTTATTGATGCCATTCAAATTCTTTTT